TGTCAATCAGGCCGGAGGCGCCGAAGGCGATGCCGCGGGAGATGATCGCCAGGCCAGCTCCACCAGCACCGCCCGTGCCGCCGCGATTGACCTCGATGGTGTTCGGCGAGCTCCTCGACTCCTCCCAGTAGCGGAGGCCGCCGGGGCCGCCGGAGGTGCCACGGAGGTCATCGGGCAGGCCCTGGACGTCACTCCCGGCGTAGCGCACCTGGAAGTGCGGGAGCACGTCGTACTGGCCCGCGGTGATCGGCGCCGGCACGGACTGCAGGAAGCCGTAGAAGCCCGAGCCCTCGTTCTCCTGCCGGACGCGCTCGATCAGGCCGCCCTGCGCCTGCGTGGAACCGAAGCCGCCCGCCTGGCCGGACTGGAACGTGACGTCGACAGGCCTCTCCGTCCCCGGGTAGGAAGGGATGCTCGAGGTCGTCAGCGTGTCGGCGACGCCAGCCAGGCCGTTGCCGGCCCCGTCGATGGTGCCGTTGACCGTCATCACGCCGAGCACGCGCAGCTGCACGTTGTCCTCGATCGTGAGCGTCACGCCGGCAGCGACCGTCAGGTCCTTGTCGGCGTAGAAGATCGCGCCGGATGCCCGCAGTGACGCGTTGCCGGAGAGGGTCAGGTCGGAGCCGATCTCGTAGTGTGTGCCCTCGTCGGTGACGCCGGACAGCCCGGAGATGTCCGTGCCAGCCGACGAGAACCAGCCGTCGGCGATCGCCTCGTCGTCGGTGAGCGGATCCAGCGGTGCGGCGGTCTGGCTGCTGGCCTCGAGGTCGAAGGTGATCCGGTTGCGGATCCAGTCCGTCCGCTTGCCCTGCACCTCGAAGGGCCGGTCGAGCGAGATGGTCTGGCCGGTCCAGTCCCGGCAGTGGCTCGTGACCAGGCGCACGACGTCGCCGATCTCGATGTCAGCGCGGGATCCATGCACCGTCGCGCTGGTTCGGATCGGCGGGCCGGAGCGGCGGTCGAAGGTCTGCTGCAGGATCGCGACGACGACGTCCTTCGACTGCCTGCTGCCGTGCAGGCCGCGGGCCTTCAGCTCGAGACGCTTGCGAAGCCCCCAGAGAGCCGTCGACGTCGCGTCCTGCACGATCACGGAGCGCGTCAGGTCGCCGTCGAGCTCGTTCCAGCCCAGCTCGATCTCGTTCCGGATGTCCTCGCCAGCGAACTCGAGCGTCGGCGCCGCGAGCAGCGCACTGTCGTCGATGGTGCGCACCGCAGCGGCACCCTGGACGATCCGGCGGAGCCGGCGGAGTCCGAGCTGCCCATCAGCCCCGACCGGCTGGAACAGGCCGAGCGGCCGGAGGATGTCGCTCTCGACGAACCGCTTCACGTCCGTCTTCCCGGGATCCACGAAGCGGAGGATGACCCCCTCCGTGTCGTCGTCCGGGTCGTACAGATCGAGCGTGCCAGTGATCCGGCAGCGTGCCCACCTGGTTGATCAGGTTCCCCGTCTGCACGGCATAGGCCAGCTTCGGGGCGGGCATCTCGAGGTAGATCACCTCCTCGACCTTCTTCCCCTTGTCGGGGGTCGTGGGGGCGTCCTCGTCCGTGGTGTGCGGCTCCGCCTGGGTCCCGAGCACGCCGCGCACGCAGTTCGTGAACGTCGTGGCGGTCGCGTCCGCCTCGAGAGTCCGGATGATCTCGTCGTCGATCCGGAAGTAGATCACCCCGCTGGTCGACGGCGCGTCCGAGAAGCTCGTGCCGTGGTCGAGGCCCTCGAAGTCCGCGGTGCTGATCACCGGGATGGTGGTGTCGGTCTCGCTGATCCCGGCCGTGAGGCGGGTCTCCTTCGGGTCGAGCGCGTCCTTGCGCTCCTCGCGCTGGACGTCCCGGCAGCGGAACTTGTACTCGGTCCCGGAGCGGCCGACGGTGCACGACTGCAGCACCTGGGTGGTCTCGACCTCGTAGCTCGAGAAGTCGGCGCGGGCGTCCCCGAGGTAGAACTGGACCGTCTTCCCGAAGGCGCCGCGATCGTTGGTGAGCAGCTGCGTGCGGAGCTCGGAGGACAGCGCCTGGTTGATGTCCACCGCATCGAACGAGAGCGAGCCGATCTCGGCACGGCCGTCGAGGGGGTAGAGGCGCTGGGAGATGTTCGAGACGGAGGACAGGCGGGCTGCGAGGACTGTGCCGGTGCCCGGGGTGACGTCGGAGTGAGAGACCACCCAGACGTAGACGCCGGAGGCGATCTCGATGCGGATCGCGAACCGGCGCTCCTTCTGCGCGGACGCGTTGTAGGCGCCGAGGATCTTGTTGAAGGCGAACTCGGCGAGCTGCGTCGCCGTCTCGAGCCAGTCGGTGTCGACCTCCCAGAACACGTCGATCCGCTGGAAGTCCGTCTCCGACGAGCCGTCGAGCGCCGTGGTAGTCTCGGCCTCGATCGCCTCGTCCTGGTCGATCGCGGCGCCGTCGATGACGAAGTCGTACTCGGTGTCGACGGAGTGCCCCGCGGCGAGACGGCGCTTGGCGGTGTAGGTGAATCGCATGGAGGGATTCCCATGAGAGACGATGACGGGACCACGCCCGCCTCGGCGTCAGGGTTGGCGAGCCACACGCTCAGGGAGAACGTCGGGAGCGCAATTGGAGGATTGGGCGCGGCCGGCGGAGTGCTCGCGATGGTGCTCGGGCACGTGGCGATAGGCGCTTACATGGTGTTCGCCAGCCTCGTGCTAGCCATGGTGATCACGTCGGGCGAGTAGGATTCACCCGCCCCGAATCTCCATCGCCTGGCGACTATCCGGCCCGATGATCACGGCGTCGCCCTCGTCGATCGAGCGTTGCAACTCGTGCGCGAACGCCTTCGACAGCTCACCGCCCTCGCCCCGGAACACGAACTCGACGACGGTCGCCGCCGCGTTCTGATCTCGCTCGCGGACGTTCTCAACCGGGCTCGGCAGGCTCGGAGGCGGCCGGTTGTCGTTGCCCCCGCCGAAGCCTCCACCGGAGCCCCCTCCGCCGAAGCCACCAGCACCACCACCGCCGCCTCCCGAAGCCTGGGCGATGCCCTGAGCCGCGATCAGGCCCACCGACGCCGCCCCGGCAGCCTTGATCGCCGCGGCCGCCGGCGGGCCGAGGATCGGGCCAAGTTCCGCCAGGGCGCGAGCTGCGGCGACCTGGGTCAGCACGACCACGTCGGCAATCGCCTTGCCCTTCTCGAACGCGAGCATGGCGACCTGCACGGCCTTGCTCTGGCCCGCGAGTTGCTGGATCGCAGCGATCGCCGCGTTCTTGCCACGGGCCGCCGCCTGCTCCCTCACCGTCGCGAGGCGCTCCTCCGCCTGCGCCTGCTGCTCGGCCTCGCGCTCGCGGATCTCCGTTATCCGGGCCTCGCTCGACGCTTCGGCGTTCTCGCGTGCCTCGCGGAACTGAGCCTCGATCTCCTGCGTCAGGAGCCCGTGCTCCTCGAGGCGGACCCGCTCGGCCTCCAGCTCCTCGATCTGCCGGTCGCGGCGCAGCTGCTCGAGCTCGATCGCGCGCTCCTCGGCCTGGAGGCGCTGCTCTTGGAGGCGCTCGAACATCGTCTGGGCGCGCTCGACCGTGACATCCGGATCACCGATGCCGGGAATCGGGGGCAGGTCGAACCCATCACCCTGCATGCCTTCCTGATCGATGCGGTTCACTTCACGCATCCGCCGGATGCGCTCCATGAGCTGCTCGCGCTTCGCGACCGCCTCTTCCAGCCGCCGCTCGTTCTCGCCCGGCTCCAGGCTCTCCAGCAGCCCGCCTGCGGTAGTGCCGAGGAACCCGCCGGGGCCGGCAGCACGGCGCGATTCCTCCGACGCCGCGGCCGCCTGGCCCGCTTCGATCCGCGCCTCGAGAGAGGCGATCTCCGCGTCGAGCTCGGCGACCTGCCCGAACATCGACAGCTCGCTGTTGCTGTTGAGGATGTCGAAGAAGTCGCGCATGCGAGGCGCGGCCTCGGCGAAGGCGTTGCCGATGCCGATCACCGCGGGGAACAGCGAGGACGCGAAGATCGTCGCCTGGGCCTGGGCGATGCGCCCCATCTTGTCCATCTCGTCGCCGGCGGCCTCGGCTCGGCGGAGCAGCTCGCCGTCGAGCACGATTCCCATGCGGCGAGCCTCGGCGGCGTACTGGTCGAGCTGCTCCGGGCCACCAGACAGAGCGTCCTTCAGGCGCACGCCCTCGCGGCCGAAGAAGGCGGCCGCCGCAGCGGAGCGGTCGGCCTCGGTCGCCATCCCCTGCATCGCAGAGGACACGTCCCGCAGGATCTCTTCGCTGGGCCGGATGACGCCGTTCGCGTCCGTGATCGAGATCCCGAGGCGCTCGAACTCCTTCGCGGCCATCCCGTTGCCCTGGGCGGCCTCGCCGATGCGCTTCGTGAACCGCTCCAGGCTCGAGGCCGTCTTCTCCGAGGACACACCGAACTGCGAGAAGGTGAACTCCAGCTCCTGGTAGGCGCCCGACGCGACGCCGGCAGCCTTGGCGTTCTTCGCGATCGAGTCGGCGTGCGCGATCGCCTTGGCCGTGCCGGCCGCCATTGCCGCCGTCACCGCGGCCACGCCCAGCGCAGCGCGCTTCGCCTGATCGCCGAGGGCGTTGATCCGACTCGTGGCCCGGTCGAACGCCGCCTTCGTGCGGTCGTCCGCCGTGATCAGGAACTCAGCTTTCGCCGATCTGGCCATGAATCACTTCCATCGCGTCGATGTACCGGGACGGCTGGTCGAGCAGCCCGCCGGCGAACGGCAGGACGCCGTTCTTGTAGTGCTTGTAGAGCCGGAGCCACTCCCAGCTCGTCGGCGTGACCAGCTGGCGCAGGCAGCGGTTGCTCTCGATGACCTCGCCGCCCGGCAGCTCGAGCTTCCACTTCGGGAACTCGTCGCTGAACGGCGCCTCACCGTGGCCGTCGATGCAGTTGCAGGTGTCGCAGTCGAAGTCCTTGAGGTTCTGCGCGACCTCGACCGCGACCTTCAGTTTCCCGGCTCGTCCTCCTCCGGGCCGTCACCGGACTGCAGGCGTCCGTCGCTCTGGATCTCGCCGAAGAGGTCGATCAGGACCATCTCGTCGAGCTGCCGGACGTTCTCCAGCGTGAGCCGCGCCGGCTCCCCGTCCTCGTCCGTGACGTCCCAGTCGAGCAGGCAGCTGTGGATGGCCTGCACCTGGGCGGCAGCCGGGTAGATGTGACGCTCGCCGCGCTTCTCGATCTGCGTGGCCAGCTCCAGGCGGTCCTGCCCGTTCATGGGCCGGATCCGGAACCGGGCGCCGTCGGCCGATTCCGGGGTCACCCATCGCGGGGTGATCTTCGTGTTGATCTTCATGGTCGCTCCGATCACGTGAAGGCCAGGCTGATCTCGTCGTCTCCGCTGTCCTCGGCGGCGCCGAAGGTCAGCTCGAGCGTCCGGACGCCGTCGCGATCGCCGCGGCTGGGCTCGCGATAGGAGACTGCCGGCATGGTCAGGTCCCACTGGTTCCCGGCCGTTCCGCCGATCGTGCCGATCGACAGCGCCATGGCCGCGCCGGATCGCCAGTTGCCGATGAAGTCCTCGGTCGCGACCAGCTCCATCTCGGGGTTGATCGAGCCGATCACGTCCCGGCTGGCGATCCGGATGGCGGCGTAGCTGTCCGCGGCGTTGACGGACGGGGGCATCACCACCTGGTTCTGCAGGTCGAACGTCAGCGCGGCGATCGTCGCGGCGTAGCTGTCGATCGTGAACGTCGCCGACTCGATGATGGGCGGCACGACGGTCGAGAACGTGCCCGAGATCAGGCTGGCGTCGGTCGGGCCGGTGACGTGGCCGATCATCGAGAACGACAGCACGCCGTACTTGCCCGCCTCACCATTGAACGAGACGTTGCCGCGGCAGCCCGTGGCCTTGTACAGCGTGCCGTCCTCGTAGAAGTAGATCGTCGCGGAGTCGTGGTCGGACGAGGCCGGCTCGTAGGTCACCGAGGTGTCCGCAACCACGGTCTCGCTCATGCCGGCGGCCTTCAGGAGGTCGCCGAACTCCGGAGCGGTGCCGGCCGTGCCGCTGCCGGCCACGGGCACGTCGAAGTTGATGCCGACCAGGGCGCCACCGTAGACGTGCTTCAGCTGGCCGAGGGTGCCGCGCAGCGCCGGGCGCTCGTGCATCCGCGCGCCCTCCGCGAGGTTGACCTCGAGGTTCTCGACCCGGACGACGTCGGTGGCGCCCGGCGAGGAGTCGGTGTTGTAGGTGCTCTCAGCCTTCGCTGCGATCAGCGCGCGCTTCACCAGCATCGGTCTTCTCCTGCTCGGTCACGGGGGGCGCCGGCTTGTCGGCCTTCGGCGCGGGCTTGGTGTGCGACCCGCCCTTGCGGGTCGTGATCGTCTTCCGGTGCTCGGTCATGGTCAGGACTCCAGGTCGCCGACGGAGGTGCGGAACTGGACGCGCCACGTCGTACGGACCGCGACGGCCACCAGGTCGGACGACGCGTCCGCCTCCGGGTCGTCCATGCCGAGCGGATCCGTGTCGACCACGTAGGCGAGGCCCTGCGTGTAGTCGGCCATCAGCAGGGCGTGGACCTCGGCCCACAGGCCCATCGCCGCGGCGAGCCAGTCGGCCTCGCGCGAGCGCACGTACAGGTCGACGTAGAGCGTCGACTCCCATTCGATGTGCTGGATCAGGGTCTGGCCCTCGTCACCCGGCGTCGCCACCGGGCCGGGCACGACGTTGATCCAGGTCTTCGCGGCCGTGGGATCCGGCAGCGGTCGGCGGTCTTCGGTCAGCGGGCGCAGCCGGGCCAGATAGACGCGGGTGCCCGCCGCGGTCCCCGATCCGATGTTGTCCTTCACCGCCTGGGCGACGGCCAGTGCTCGGTTCATGCCGGAGTCTCGCTGTGCTCGAGCATCACGGTCACCAGCCCGTGGCGATCGTGCTCGATGCCCACGGCGACGTAGCTCGCGTCATCGACCACGATCTCGTCTCCCACGTTGATGGAGCCCTCGTCATCGGGAGCGACCTCGATCCAGGTGCGCTCGCCCTGGATGCCGAGCCCGGCCGCCGCCTCCTCCGACATGCGCTGGAAGACGACCTGCAGCGTTCGAGACTGCCCATCCGTGGGGATGTGGGTGACGGGAACCAGGAACGGGCGCATGGCCGACCGCAGGACGCGGCCGGCCATGTCATCCCATCGGGCCATCAGTTGATGGACCCGGTCCCGGGCGTCAGCAGGACGGGGACGGTTGCGTCACCCGACTCCGCGGCGGCTGCCGCGATGCCGAAGTTCGTCACGTCGCCGGTCGCCGGGGTGATGCCCTTGGCGACGTTGTCCGCGGACACGTCGTAGTCGAGCTTGTCGCCCTGGGCGAGCGCACCGGAGGCCTTGGCCATGGTGAACATCACCCGGCTGCACATAATTCTTCATTGATCGTCTCCTTGCAGGGGGTGGACGCCGGCACTTGCTGCGCCGGCGTCAGGCGATTACGCGCCCGGGTTCTTGTCGACGCCGCGCCAGTCGAGGGCCTTCACCCCGAAGGAGTGCCGGACCTTGATCTTCATGCCGTCGACGTCGAACCCGTCCTGCGTCTCGATGACGGGGCCTTCCTCGCCCTGGAGGTAGGCGAACTCGAAGGTCTCGACACCGCTGCGGGCCGGATCGGCCACGAGGTACCAGGCGGTCGCGGAGTCGGCGTCGAGCCGGGGCTCCGCGATCGGCTGCAGCGACGTGAACGGGTTCACCTCGCTCGCCTTGTTCGGCATCACGTTCGTCGCGACGAACTGCTCGGCCGTGGTCTCGAGCGCGGTCGGCACGAGGATGTAGCTGGGCTGGGCGTTGATGAAGTGCTCGCCGTCCAGACCCTTCTGCAGCCGCATGCGCGCGCGCCCGGCACCGATCGACGCGATGCTGATCACCGCACCCGAACCGGCGAGGTTGCCGTGGTCCGCGTGGAACAGGGCGGTGCCGTCCTGCATCGTCGGGTTCGCCAGGAAGTGGGCCCAGAACATCTCGGACTCCAGCTGGCCGGCGGCCGCACCCATCATCGACGGGATCCGCGTGAAGGCGTCGAGATCGTCGTTGATGATCGACTCCGCCGTCAGCGACAGGATCTTCCCGTACTTGATGAGCTTGTACTTCTCGGCCGCCTCGCCGACGGTGCCGAAGGTGTACTCGCCGCCCTCGAGCACCTTCTGCAGCTTCGGCGCCTCGCCGAGCTGCGCGCGGCTGACCTCCTTGTAGTCCGGAAGGGTGGCCTGCCGAGCGATCGGGAGGAACGTGCGGGGCGCGAGCTCGTAGGCGTCGCGCAGAGACTTCGTCACCACGTTCTCGAGGATCAGCGGGAAGTCGCTGGACGTGTGCGTGAGGGCGGCCTGGGCCACCTTGTGCGCGGTCATGTCGCGGGTGTCGATGCCGGCGCCCTCGACCATCGCCCGGGCCATCTCCCGGAGGGTCATGCCGGCGTACTGCCGGGCCGGGTCGTCGCCGTCGATCTTGTTGCCGCGGGGATCGAACCGGTGGAGGATCGCCTTCGCCACGGCGTTGCGCCGGGTCACGGTCTCGTCGCGATCGCCGAACCCGCCGCGGTTCTGCGGGGTGATCGCCGGACCGGGGTCCTTCGCGGCCCAGGCGTCGATGATGCGGGCGCGGGCCACGTCGACCGTGACGCCCTCCTCGATCAGGTCCTCGGCCAGCTTGCTCTCGAGCTTCGCGGTCGCCACAGCGGAGCGGATTTCCTTCGCCCGCTTCCGCTCCTCGGCGACAGCTTCCTGGCGGGCTTCCGCCTTCGCTGCTTCGTCCATTTCGTCACCTTCGTCGTCGGTGGTTGCGGCGGGGCGCCGCGATGCTGCCGGCGAGGCCGGCGGTTCCGGGGCGGGCTTGCCCTCCCCGGCGTTGCTCGGGTCGTCCTCGGGCCGGCCCGGGGGCTGGCCGCGATCGGCGATCGCCTGAGCGACCGCCGCGGAGCGGCTCTCGACGTTCGCCTCGATCTGGCGCCGGACCGGCTCGGGGGCGTTCTTCGCTTCCGCCAGCGGGCTGAGGTCCACGCTGTCGAGCGGCTCGGCTTCGCCGGCGATGGCGTCCGCGAAGCCCCACTCGACCGCCTCTTCGGCGGTGAGCCAGGTCTCCTCGTCCATCATCTCGATGAGGATGTCGCGGTCCTGCCCCGTGCGGGCCGCGTAGATGGACAGGATCGAGTCGCGCACCTTGTCGAGCATGTCCGCGTTCTTGCGGAACTCGCGCGCGTCCCCGGCCATCACGTTCCAGGGGTTGTGCACCATGAACATCGCGCCCTGCGCGATCTCGACGCGATCACCGGCGAGCGCGATCACCGACGCCATCGAGGCCGCGAGGCCGTCGACCCGCGTGGTGAATCCGCCGCGCTCGCGCAGGAGCGTGTAGATCGCCATGCCCTGGTGCACGAAGCCGCCCGGCGAGTTGATCCGGACCAGGGACAGGCTCTCCGCCTGCTCGATCAGGTCTGCGACGTGGCTGTCGTCGAAGTCGTCGATCCAGTCGCCGACCACGCCGTAGAGCCGGAGGGTCGATCCGTTGTCTGCCAGCTGCACGCGCGCACGCGTCGCGCTCGGCGTGCCGGCGCGGTTCCGAGTCGTCATCAGATTCTCCTGCTAGTCGGAAGGCTCCGTGTCGGGCAGCTCGCTGCCCGGCGCACGCGCCTGGGTCAGGCCAGCGGCGCTGACCTTGCGGGGGTCGCTGTCGAAGACGAGGCCCTTGTCGTCCATGACCTGGTTCCAGAACTGCGCCTCGGTGGTGAAGTCGTCCGGGTCATAGCCCATCTCGCGCACGCCCTCGGCCCAGGTCATGAGGCCGGAGCGGATCTGATCGCGGATCGCCGGGATCTCGCGCGCCGGATCCGTGAGCTCGCGACGGGGCGCGGTCCACTGCTGCGCCGTGTCGACGCCGGTGCCGAACTGCAGCTCGTAGGCCTCGAAGAACCAGTCGGCGACGGGCTGGCACATCTGGCTCACCAGAATGTCCTGCTGCCACCGCTTCACGTTGCGGTTGAAGGCGCGGTCACCCATCCGGCCGCTGCTGAAGTTCACCTTGCTCAGATCGCCGGTCAGGACCGAGT